AACTTAAAAATGACTACAAATATTCAAATATGTACAAATACAAGGATTATGATGCTAGGGGTATCCCTATGAAAAAAGTAGGTTTCGTAACAAATCCAAAAACTAAACCCCTTATGATTAATGACTTTGTAGAACTATTTGAAACAAATCAGATCGTCATTAACAGTAAGGATTTATTATCAGAAATGAAAATGTTCCAGTTCAAAGATGGAAAAATGGAAGCCACAATAGGCTTTCATGACGATTTAGTAATGTCGTTCGCAATGGCTATCGTTGCGCTAAAATCAGGTGTCAATTACATATAAAGAAAGGGTGATATAATGGATATAAAAAGTGAATTTTGGTTTCAAGATGAAATAAATAAAACAGAGCATATGAAACGCATTTCCAATGTTGTTGATATAAAACAGTATCTATTACGCTTACATAAGGTATTGCAGCGTAAAGATTTTAAGTTTAAGGAAGAAACATATACAACCGCTAAAATCGTTCTGAATACATTGAAATCTATTATAAATTTCCATACTTCCTATGTTGTTGGTAATCCTATAAGCATTACAGGAGAGCAGGAAATTGTAAAGAAATACAATAGCATTTACAAGAAAGGTATGTACACAAAGACCGATTATGAAATTGCAGAGGATTTATATACCTATGGCAATGCCTTTGAATATGTATATTCCGATAATGGGGTGATAAAAAGCAAGGTCATAGCAAATGAAGATTCATACCCTGTATATGATGAACATGAAAATTATGTGGCGTTTATTGAGTATTGGGAAGATATGGAGAATGGACATAAAAACTATATCGTATATACTCCGGCTATGGTTCAGGTGTATCAGGACAATACCCTTGTAGATGAATATGCAAATTTATCAGGATTGCCTATTTGCTATGCCAGTTTGGACAAGTCCGAATACAATTTCTTTGGTGATAGTCCTTTAAATGACCTTATGCCAATTATGAATCAGATTGAAACTTTGTTAAGCAAATTAGATGATGCAATTAATACCTTGTCTATGAATCCTCTAGGGGTATCTATGGGACAGAGAATTACAGATAGTATCCCTAAAGATATTTGCGGTGCTACATTGAATCTTGAAGATGGCGGTGATTTTAAGTATGTAACTGCTCAAATGGATTATCAGAATATCAAATTGCTATTGGATAGCCTTACACAACAGTTATATGCCGTTGCCAGTGTACCAGCCAGTGTGATCGGACAAGGTAATATTGCAAATGTGTCTGAAATCAGTTTGAAGTTACTTTTTAGCCAGACAGATAACAAGGCAAAACAAATGATTCAGGTGCTTAAAGAGGGTATATACAAAAGGTTTGAATATATCCGTAAATTGCTTAAAATTCAGGGTGTAACATTCTCTGATGATATGTATGATAGTTTGGATATTACTTTCAGTGTCAATCGTCCAGTGGATACACAAAGCATGATGAATGAATTGAAAACCCAATATGATATGGGTGCTATCAGTAAACAGACAGTGATTGATAAATCGCCTTATACTACTGATACTGCCCTTGAATTACAGAGGATTGCAGATGAACAAGGGGAACGAAATACCGTTCAGCCGACAACAGATGCAGAGTGATATTGTTGACTTGACTAGGTTATTGTGATATACTCAAAATAAAATATGGGTCAAGCATACAAAATGGCAAGTTTGATTTTGTAGACTTGACTAGATACCGTAAAATATCAAAGAATTTGAATATTGAGGATTTTATTTTATCGCATGGATACTGGATTTCTAAAAAAATATCTTGCATTTTCAGTTCGCATATGATAGAATAACTTCTGTTGTTGCAATTCCGGGTGTGGCGCAGTTGGTAGCGCGCTTGACTGGGGGTCAAGAGGCCGTGAGTTCAAGTCTCGCCACTCGGACCAAATGAAAAACCCGCATGAATGCTGAAAATCCAGTCATCATGCGGGTTTTCTCTATGTTTAGCACATAATAGTACGGAACAAATCGGAACCGTAAAGAAAAATTTATGTAGGCGTTTTGGTAGGCGCTATTTTACCAAAAACCAGTATTTTTTTTGAAAATATTTTGCTATGCCTACGCAGCAAAGTTTTCGTATTTTAGTACGAAAACCTCATAAAGCAAAAATCCCCGCCCTCCGAAAGGAAAGCGGGGATTTCTTCGTTATTCCTGCTTTGTTACTTCATCCGGCGTATTGCTTGCTCCGGCTGCTGCGGAATCCACAAGCCCCTCGCCTACTATGTACGCGATTACTGCACCCAGCGACATGATTACGCCGCTGATCTGCTGGGTGGTGTTTGCGTCCACGTTAAAGAGCGCCAGCACGCCGACGACAAATGCCGCTACGGCCATCCAAAATTTACGGGATGTAAGTTTCTGTGTAATATTCATAATGTACCTCTTTCTTCCGGAATGACCGGCTATTTTATTTTTGCTCAGACTGCTTTTTTATGGCGGCAAATGCGTTTCTAATGACTTCCGGCATTGGCAGCCCCATGATACCCAAATTCTCGATTATCGAAAATCCTTCGTTCGCAATGAAAAACAGAATGACCGTATTGCGTATGTAACTGCTGTTCCCTGCGAGTATGTCAATCTGGACGGCCATATAAACAATTGCCAATATGCCGCCCTTTCGGAACAATCCTTTTAGGCTGGCGTTGCTTTCGAAGGACCCATCTTCCGTTTTTGGAGAGCTTTTCCAGACAAGAGCGATAATAATTCCAAGGACATAATCAACCGCCATAAATGTAATTAACACCTGTAACGATTCGTCCCACCCTCCAAGCGCTTTTGCAATCACCGCTCCCGCTGCCGAACAAGCGGTAAGCACCGAAAAATATAATGCTCTGGCTTTATCCATTCGCTCCTGCCTCCTTACTTAACATTCACCACAAACTGCTTTTTCCCGTTTACGTAAATTCCGGTACCGCTTTTTGGTACGCCTACCGCGCAAAGGTAAAAGAAGTGGTCTTTTCCGGACACATATCGCGGCAGGATGGTTACAACGTCGGGCGTGCCAGTGGTAACCTTTGGTTCCGTACCGTTGAGCGATGTAACCTTAAGCTGGTAATACCCGCCATGTTTGATAGCCATATCGCACGTTGTGTCGCTGATAAATTCCGGACCGAAATCTTTGTAAGACACGTTCATATCCAGCCCATTGCTTGTAATGCCATCGACCTTACCGTCTGACGCATACTGCCACATATCGCACAAGTTTGAGCGATTCGTATTATCCGGTTTCGCATTGCTGTACCACGCCATCCAGATTGGAATTCCGGCGGCTTTAATCCGGGCAACGTCAAGGCGTTTCGCGGAATAAAACCAATTGTAATTGCTGTAAACCATCGGCTGGTATCCGGCAGCTTTAATACGCGCGCAGAAATCCAGTACCATGCTTGTCAGCTTGTCCCGGTTCATTGTAAGCAACTCGTTATGTTCCACATCCACCGCAACCGGCCATGTGATTTTATACGGCTTAATCGCTGCCAGACAATCCCTAACTTGATTCTCAACGCTTCCCGCACGTAGGAAGTGATATACGCCGATCGGCAAACCGGCTGCAATCGCCGCCGCTGCGTTTGCTTTAAAACATGGGTCTATGTAATTTACACCCTCGGTCGCTTTAAGCATCACAAATTGGATTCCTGCGGCTTTTGCGCGCTTGAAATCCGGATTCTTTTGATAATGGGATATGTCGATACCTTTTAACATTTTTCAGCCCTCCTGCTCTGTTATTCGGAGTAATCTTCGCCGGTTACTTCCTTATATTCCTCAGGCGTAAGTTTCCCGGCTGCGACCAATGTCTTAATTCGGCCTATGTTACACAACACCGGATAATACTTTTTTGCCATTTCCAATACGTTCATAATGTCACCCCAGTCATAACTGCAATATAATCAACATCAGCGCGTATCCGGTCAATTTCAGTTGGTTGTGGAGATGGACGAGCGGCAATTTCAGTCGCTTTTTCTTCGCCTGTTCTTTCTACTGGATGCCCATCTACCAGTTTGTAGTTAAAACACCCATTTTCATCAATCAAAGGCTTATCAAAATAGTTTCTTTGCGCATGATGGTATCGATCTCCAGTTCCTTCATCAATTTCCATCCAGCCTGATGTGTCGGAAAAAAATGCGGACGAATTGACACCAACGATATTGTCATTACCATCTGTCATTATGTAAACTTTGTATGTATCCAATATAGCGCACCTCCTTATAAATTAGCGTCAGCATAATAATATGTCGTTCCATTAATGACTATCGTGCCTAGTGTCGGATTAGCTATTCTCATTAAGCCAACTTCTTTTAACGCTGTTGCTCTCGCTTCTTCGGTTGTCCACAGACGGTAATACCGTTTGCACAAAGATAGTTGCTCTCCAAAATCAGCAGGCGGGTCGTTTGCAAGCGTGGACACAGGCCCATTTTCCAGTTTGCATTTCGTAATGACTTTTGCAGTTGTCGTACTAGCAAGAATAAGCGCGGAAACATAATTATCACCATAATTAGTAACCTGTAATCTAAGTTCATTAGAAACATCGTTATAAGCGATCGCATTTGCTAATGTCGGAACTGTTAATGTTGTACTTAATATTTCTCCATCAACTTCAATAGAAAATGTTACCACTTTCCCAAAAAGTGATTTTGACCCTTCTATCTTTTGCTGTATCCATCCATCTTGTCTATTAATTTCTTGTCTATAAATTCCATCCCATGCTAAAGATAACCCCTCTGTGGTAACTTCCATGTTAGTCCTTGCACTATACCACCGGTCAAAGAAATACAACTGAGATGTGCCGGGAGTATGTGTTGTTATACTCCGCTGATTAACTGGATTTCTGAAATTCCAGTTGTGCAGTAGATTTTTGTTGCTCACCCCAATTTGCGCGGCGGTCACTTTGTGAGGGTTATCAGTATTGTTTCGATGGTCCTCGCCCTTTTTCAGTTCAGCGTCGATCATATCCATATTTGCATTGTGAACTTCGATGTCGTAGTTGTCCGTGGTCTCCGGTTTCGTCAGCCCGTAATTCGTAGTAGTCATTGGCATTACATCGTGCCCCCTCTGATTGTTTCGTGAGTATATGCCGCCAGCTGCGCATGAGTATAACCAGTCAGCATACCGTGTGTCCTGTATGTGTACTCAAAGCTAAACGCCAGGTGTGCCGGCTTGATTTCGTTTATAGTGTCCATAAGGCCCGCCATATTTCGGGGGATTCCGAGTGTCCCAGTAAATTTTACAATAAAGCTGTAATCTTCCGGTTTTTCAATAATCTCCACCGCACCATTTGAATATGATGCTGCGGTATCAATCAGCATCTGCTTTGTAACCGTTCCAATTCCGGCGATTTT